GCGTACATGCAAGCCCAATCTTGCCCATCATCTTTCACGCACCCGTCCGGTTCTTCGCCATCCATTAATTCAACATGGCAACCGTATTTGATGCCAGCGGCCTGCCGCTCTAGCTTTTGCTTGGCGCTCATGGCTTTCCCTCCAAGGCTTTGCGCATGTCCATCTCAATATTTTTGCGAGCCACTTGGTGGGCATGGTTATAAACATAGGCGGTGCGCCTTCGAACACCTGCGACAAGCAACCACTTTCGAACCATCTTTTTCATGCGGCGTCTGTCCACGGCTGGGCATGGGCCATGGTAGGAACAATCTGCAAAAAATTCTGGAAAGCGTTCTATTCCATCGAACCTCCAATTTCCGGGTTCAGCTGCCCAGGCAACCTCAGCGCTTCCAATCCAGTGGAAACCGTCAACTTCAGGATTCAGCGGCATGCCGGGCTTGTCGGGGTCGGGCCAGCCGGTCATGGCTTCATCCCCCAATGGCTAATACTGACAGGCTCTGCCGTCCCCGGCTCCCACCAGCGCAGCAAGGCGCGGATTGCAATTGGTAATTCTTCTTCGCAACCTTGGATAATCACATCTTCCAAAACGTCGGCCGCCTCTTCGATCAGGGGGCGCACCTGCTCCAGCTTCACGCGCATCTCCGTCAGCATCTGCATGTGCTCGCGCAGGCTGCTGCTGGCACCCTCGATAAAATTGGCAGCGTCGTCCAGCAAAGCCGCATGGCTGATCAAGGCCTCTGGGCTATTCGCCAGGGCGCGCAGGCCGTCGATCATCTCGGGGATCGGGCGCATGTTCATTGTTTCATCTCCTTATTTTTTGAGTTTGTATAAATTCTGATTGCTTCAGCCCGCGCCTTCTCAATGGGCAAGCCGCGCGCTTTGAATGATGCGGTCATGCGGATCACGGTGTCGGGCACCTCATCGGTAATTTTAGGCATAATGCGGATTTTCATATTCGGCTCAGCCATCGGCAGCTTGATCACAACCGGCTTGCGTGGCCGGGATATTTTGAGACCCGCTGGCGTGTTTTTCGTTACGGCACTCCCGCTGATCCCAAGCAAGCGCGCAATGTCCGGCTTGGTCCGGCCCGCCATCCGCAGATCAGCAATGAGTTGGATTTTCTCTGCGCTCAGCGGCACACCGCGTTCATAGGTTTGCGGCAACAGCTTGGCACAAATTTTTCGGACGGTTATCCGAGAACAAGAAAACTCAACCGCAATTTCGTCGAGGCTTTTCCCATTGAGCCTGGCCTGGCGCATGGTTTCGCGCTCGGCGGGTGTGAATGGCTTGTGAGGAGATTTCATTCGCCATGCTCTTTCAATGCGTCGTTGAGAACACGCGTGGCTTCAATCCAAACAATTCTCGCGCGGTCATATGACCCGTTGCTATACGCATAATCGTCGGAATATTGGATGCCTATCATTGCATCTAAAGTCGCGTCGACTTTGGCGCGCAGGGCCTCGATGTCAGGCTTTTCTGTGGTCACTGGGAGGTCTCCTCGCGTTTGCGGTACATGGTCAACGCATATGCCCAGGCAGCACCGCCAAAAACCTTGGCAACAAACTGTAGAGCGATGATGTGCGGCATCAAAACCCCAAAAGCCAACGTCGGAAAAACAATTGAATCGACCAATGCGCCTGCGGCGTTTGATCCGTTTACTCGGGTCAACCACGCCCCTCGCATCCGAGCAAAAACGCCCCAGTCCACAATAGCAGCAGCCGTAAATGCAACCGCAGACGCAAGAGCTATCGCCCCGGCGGTTGGATTTAGGGCGTAAATAAGAAAACCCGTGACAGAAATGAGCGCGCCCATTTGCCATATTTTCAAACGGCTATGTAGCCAATCTCGCAAAGCCAAATCTAATCCAATAAACAGAAAAGCATTTATGGGTGAAACCCATGGCCCAAAAGCAGCAATCGAAAGATTAGCCGCAGTTATGGCAGTGGCGTACACCGTCATGGCGATGTAAAGCATGTTTATCCCTTAAAGTTATATGTTGATGGAGAGTTATAGGCTTCTATTCGACTCCGCATAACAAGCGCGCGAGCTTCTTTTGTGGGGGGCTGATAAGTGCCCTTTGCCCATTTTTTATCTATACCCACATTTCTGCCAATGTTTGTGGAATCAGCACTGGCAAATGGAATGCGAGTGAACACTTTTGGGTTCAACATTCGCAGTCCATGCAATTTGCATACAGGTCGGCCCTCTTTGTCACACAACACTGGCATAGCCTGTTCTACCCGCTCCCACCAATCCGGTGTGCCTACAGTGGAATATTCACCAGAGCTGCCAATGCAAATGCGAGGATACAATCTTGCTAACCGATTTAACCGATCAAGGCTTTCGTGCATGTGCCAGACAGGTGCCCCAAACCATCGAGGCAATGGCCACTCATCCAGCAGTTCATCGTTGGCAGCTTCGTCGCCGTCTATAACATCAGGAATCACTGCAAAATCGCAAGCTGGAAAGCGACGGCAATGATCGGCCCAAACATAAAACGGACGCCAATCAACTACGGGGCGACCGGCTTTCCATGCGGAAAAGGCCCCATTATCAATGGCAAATGATTGGCACACTTCCACAGCAACGTTTAATTGATCGGCGTGAGCAAAGCTTACAAAAGCGTGGCCAGCGTTTACGGCGCTCACAGCCGCCGTTGCCGGTGTGATGGGTAGTCCGTGGTAATGGATCACGACTTGCTCACAGCGGTGTCTTCGCGTTTGCGGTACATGATGACTCGGACGATGCCGAGAGCCTCCAGCATGGCTCTGCCGGGCTCACAGCGGGAATGCAGGACGTTGCTCACATAGGTGGACGATATGCCGTGGGCATCGGCCCACTTTTTCTGGCCACCCGCCGCCTTGCATGCGTCTGTCAGCAACCGACAGACGTCCACTTGGTCGATGTAATAGGTGGTCATTACGCCCCCACCTTGGCTTTGACGCGCAGGGTCGTGACGACAGTCTTGCGTGTGCATTCGACGACCTGGTCGGGTGTCAGGTATTTTTGAGCGGTTTTAGCGTCGAACGTCGCTCGCTCGCTCAAAGCAACGACAACATCAGCATAGTCGCCCGTGACGCGCTCAAGGCCGGTCGAAAGGATTTTTTCGCGCAGGGCTTTTACCTCGGCTTCGATTTCCTTGAGGCGCTCGCTCAGCGTGCAGTAGCGGTCAGCAAGGGAAAGATTATCAAGCATTTGGGTTCTCCGAGTTATGAGTTATCCGGGCGTGTGCCCTGAGAAATCTTTTATAATCCCACTAAGTGTCGTGCAAGATGTTTTTTCAAAAATTATTCAGTCTCTGGCATCAATAGGCCACCCACGGCAAGATGCAGACCAAGGGCCACGGCAGACGATGCAGGCACGCTGGCATATCCCACCTGTGCCTCGGTCTCGTATACGATCAGCAGCACAGACGGATCGCGCGACAACACCTCCTCCAATGCCTTGCGGGCAAAATTAGCAATCGAGCAAACGTCGGGGTCGATGCGTTCCACCTTTGCCGATTTCTTCATGCTGATCTTCCTGCCTGCACACGCACCCGGTGTTTACCAGCTATTTCCTGGCCCCGAAACCAAGCCACACCACTGATAATCTCACAAAGCTCTGGCGGCATGAGTTCCCCGTTTCGGAATGTCAGCACCGCAAAGCCGGAAGTCCACAATCTAGTGTTACCCTGCGTGTACCCGAAGCACGGCCAGTGAGGATCGGCAAGCATCCCAGTTTGCACGCCGTAACGCCTCCCCCTCATGTCCACCATCGGTTTATACTCAAGGGCATGTGTATCACCCGACACAAACGAAACACCAGACTTCAATGCATTGTTCCAAGCTGCATGAATGCCACCATGGAACCGGTGCATGACCACTGAGTCATTCAAATCTAGCCGGTGACACATCTGCCAATCGGGAAATTGCGCCGCAAAATCAAATCCCTCGACGCCTTCAAACATGGCAGCATTCAGCGCCAAATATTTATCGAATCGGTCATCGTGATTGCCTCGCACCCACCAGCGCAGGGCTCGAGGCGCGCATCCCATGATATCATCGAGGTGCTGTTTAGCGGCTTCCAATTCGTCTTTGACCCGGATGCGTTTGTTCCATCCGATTGGGTCATGCCTGCTAGGCTCGCCCATGTCCACCAAATCGCCCACGCTCAGAAGGATGTCGGGCTTGATGGCTGGGATTGCTCGCAGCAGGGCCTCATGTGCAAGGCTGCGGGGCTGGTGCAGGCTTGTCCAATGAGCATCCGAAAACGCGACGACGGTTGCGTTGGGGTGCCTGACGCGCTCGGTCAGTTCGCATTCCGGCGGATTGTCGGGATCGTATGCCACGGCTTGCCGGTGCATTTTTCGCACGTCGGGTTTGTGGAATCGGCTGAGCGCGGCCTCGTACTGATTGGCGGCTGTTTTGTTGGACATCGGCGGGTTAAAAGATCTCGCCGCTGCGGTGACATTTCCGTGGATCGCGACGGCGGTATAGACCGCCTCGATGTCGCTCCATTTGTATGCGGGTTGCGCCATAGGATTGGAACCTCCGGTCAGAAACGCGCCGTCAAGACGCGCCTCTGTGGATAACCATCAATTGGCAAAAAATCTAGTCGATCATCATATTATCGTTATGCGTCGCCCTCGGTGTCGAGTTCGGCAATTGCGGCCAATTCTTTGACCAGAGCACTCGCCTCCACCCGCATCGCGCTGGCCAAATAATGTTTGGCAAGCGTCTCGCGCCCATACGCCATGTGTTCAGCGGCGATGACCTGGAGCATCAGAGAGACGTGGGCATCCAGAGCATCGGGGATGCCGGGGTGGCAGTGGCTCGCGCGGGCAATGTCCATCGCCAATACGCTGGCTTGATCACGCACTGCCTCAGAAAATTTTAGGTATTGGGCGTTGATCGGAGGGGCAATCATTTTTTTAAAAACGCTCATGACATGAACTCCTTCGCGACCATTGCGACATATTGCACGTCATGCCGGGCACTGTCGTCGTCGCCTTGAGAGCGATGTGTCAGGTACTCGGCCACGGTTGACATGACCTCTCGTGCCACCTCTGGGTTAGCGTGCGTTTTGCGGGCAATGGCTTTGACCTGGGCGGCCATCTCGAGGTCGACGAGGTGCATGGGCTGTGGGTCAGTCATTGGTCTGTTCCTTCTGAGTTGCGAGGTAGGTTGCTTTGCCGCCCGCGCCCAGGCGGCTTTTACGGCAGAATTGGATCGGGCCGACAAACGCGCATTTGATTTGCAGATTGCGCATTAGCGCCATGGTCGAAACGCGCCAGGTGCGGGGTCGCTCTATCTTGCTGAGATAGATTGCATTGGCGATGGCTTCGACCGGCACCTCCTCGCCGCAATGCTTGGCGAGGTAGCGCACCGCACGGTCTTCGTGCGGCGTAAAGAGCAGGTGCAGCTTGAGCGGTTCGCTCTGGTTCATGTTGGTCATTCTGCGCGCGGCTTCCACGCTGTCCACACAGGTGTGCGCGCGGTGTCGATCCCGTCACGCCGAGGCATCAGCACACCAATACCAGGCACGGCATCGCCAAACGCCACCCATGCCGGGTTAGGGCCATCGGGTATGATAGAGCAATTCGAATTATAAACTGACGCGACCTTACCAAAATCAGACACATGATCCGGGTTGAAATGCGCCCATGCACCGACCTGGCTGTGCTTTGGCAGCACGCGCCGCCACAATGGAAAGCTCCCATCGATCGGTTTAAACACATAGGTATCGCCGCAATAGTCGATGCGCCATTCGTCGCCAGATTGCGTTATCGTGCCGTGTGTGATGCGCTTGTTTAGCTTGATACGCTTTAGGGTATCGGCAGGAACAATGATCTCCTTTGCACCTGGCACGGTATCTCCGTCCATTTTGCTCGACCATTCGTCGGTCGCAGCTATGGCGACCATGCGACGCCCATCTGTGGCAATTGCTAGCACGCCGCCGTCACTGATTTCGAGGCACACCCCTTTCAGGTAATAGCGGGTTTCCTCGGTGCTCATGGCAAACGAGCAGGCTTTCAATGCGCGAATATCAATTTCCATTGTCGTGTCCTTTATCGGTTGCTGAGTTGCATGGTGGCATTTGCCGCGATGTGCGGCGAAACCACGGGGTAGAGGGGTTTGCGCTCGTAGGGTTTGCGCTTGGGCTGCCACGGCTTTGCCTCGGCGATCTCGTACATGTGCCAGCGCTGGACCATGCTGGCAGCAATACGGTCGATGCTTTCCACAGACGCATCAGGGTGCTGCTTACGCAGCTTCCTGACGGTCTTGGCTACCTCGATGTCACACCACTGCTGAGGGCCTTCCTGCAAGGCCTGGCGGGTCAGGGGCGGGAGGCTGTCGTAAGCCTCCCACCGAGCTCCGGGCTTGTGGCGGGTGAAGCGGGTGCGTCCGTTGCTCATTGCATGCTCTCCTTATACACCGCGCCAGCCATGTCGCTGGCCATGTCAGTGATCTGGGCGAGCAGGTCGCGGCCTGACAAGGCGGGGCTGTCGAGCACGTCGGCGTAATGAGACAGGGTCTCAAATGCGCGCTGGAGGGCGAGGATGGCCTCGCACTCGCGGGTGTGGGTGTCGACCCCGGCCTCGCATGCCACGTCCCAGGAGCGGGCAATGGCGTTGTTCCAGGCGGTCAGTTCGTTGTGGTTGATGGTGATGCTCATTGAAGTTCTCCAGTTATTGAGTTGGGTGGGTGGTGAAGTAGGGCCAAACCTAGGGGGTAGGTTCGGCCCTGTTGGGGTCAGGCTGCGGCTTGAAGCCGCTGGGTGAGGTTGATGATGCTGTTCTCGTAAATCTCGACCAGCGCGGTGTCGCGCAGGTCCGGGGAGTAGCGCATTGCACGGGCCAGAGCCTCGCGGGTCTCGTTGAGGGCTTGGGTCAGGCGCTTGGTGAGTTCGGTGTTGGTCATCTAAGTTATCCTCTCTGGGGCGTCATTGCCTGGAACCGGTGTAGACCCCGGTTCCGAAAAAGAAAAGAGCCTTTTTACGAATTTCGTAAAAATTATTTTTGGCTCCGGCTTGGGCAGTGCGGTGCCCGGCGCGGGGGGCCTTCGGGCAGGCCCAGCACATCCCACTCGCGGGTGGGGCGGACGTAGGCGACGCGGCCCCCGCGCTCGATTCCGTCGGCCATGCTGTTGGCCTCCTCGGGGGTGGCGACAGGCGAGCAGCGGTGCCACTCCCCCATCTCGGTGCCGCCCGTGTAGTAGACGACGGTGTAGCTGGTCATCGCTCAGGCCTCCGATTGCAGCGTGGCGACGAGAGCCTCAGCCTCGTGCTGGGCACGGGCATAGGCACACTTGTCCGACTTGCCGACGCTCACCGCGCCGCTGCGCCAGACGATACGGCGCACGCCACGGGCGCGCTCCGAGATCATGGCAGGGCGAGTGCCGGGCTCGATCTCGAGCACTGCGACGTTACGGTAGCGGCCAAACTGGCGGGCCTTACCAGCAACCTTGGCGGTGCTG